TCACAAGACATAATGCTGGTGAACTGGTTTACAAGTATGAACTTGACGGTGTATCTCTAAGAAGAATCAACACTGAACATCAACTTGCAAATGTCAACGCAAGTGAATTGGACGAAGCTCCCATCGGACTTGATTATTATTATGTCAAGGTTCAGATGAATGCAAACGGTGTCAATAGGGCACCTGCAAATGCTGAGGGATTCCCACCACTTTACTTCAGAGAGAGTAAACTTGGCGGTGGTCCTTTTGTCAAGGGATCTTACAATCTCCCATTTAATTTGATCACACCCAAGGTCACAACAATTACTCCACTTGGAACTAACCTGATTACTCAAGCTAGAACAATCTCTGCTGCTAGTGTATCTGGAAATCAAGAATCTTATCTTGATAAAGGATTTAAACAAGTAACTCTCTTTGATAAGAATTACTTTGATGATTTGATGATGGTTGCATCACCTCAAAATGAAGCACTTCAACTTAACGCTGATCTCTTCCCTGGTAAGAAGTCATTCTCAATGAACTTCACTCTGTTGACCAACAACTCTCGTATCAGTCCAGTTATTGACCTTGACAATGCATCAGTAGTGTTCACCAGTAATAGAGTCAACAGACCTGTCACTGATTATGCAGGGGACTTTAAGGTTAATGGAGTATCAGATGATCCCAATAGATTCGTCTATGTGAGTAAGAATGTAGAACTTGAGAATCCTGCCACCTCACTTCAGGTGTTACTTGATGGTTATGTCTCCAACTTTGGTGACATCAGAGTATTCTACGCACTGAATCAGACTGGTCCTGTTCAAGAGTGTATCTTTGTTCCCTTCCCCGGATTCAAGAATAAGGATATTAATGGTTCCATTCTTAATATTGCAAATAATAATGGAACACCCGATAAGAAAGTTCCCAAGGTTGATTCTTACAGCCCAGAACCACTTATCAATGAATACAGAGAGTATAAGTTTAGTGTTGATGACATCAGTCCATTTACATCCTTCAGGATTAAAATCATTGGTACATCAACTAACCAAGCTAATGCACCCTTTATCAGAAGTCTGAGAGCTCTGTCGTTTGCGTGATGGATAACCTTATCCCAGTCGAAGGAATGGATGGCTATTTTAGAGACATCCATTCTGGTGCAATTGTGAACAAGAACAATCTTGAGTATAACACTTACGTCAGGAATAGACAAAAACTCAAAGAGGACAAACTTAAATTTGACAGTCTTCAAGATGAAGTAGTTAACATCAAGAGTGATGTGAATGAGATTAAAAATATGCTGAATTCTATCACTGAGTTATTAAATAAATAGACATATAGATAGGACCACTATAAATGGCTCAGCCTAGTACTAGACAAGAACTCATTGATTATTGTTTGAGGCAGTTAGGTGCTCCTGTTTTGGAGATCAATGTTGCTGAAGAGCAAGTTCAAGATCTAGTAGATGATGCGATTCAATACTTTCATGAGAGACACTTTGACGGTGTAACACAGGTATATCTGAAATATGAGGTTACTCAAGCAGATATTGATAGAGGTAGAGCCAGACCATCAGGTGCACCTCCAAATGATAGTGGTTCAGTTGGTATAGCTACAACCACTGCGACTGCCACCATTGGAGGAACAGCCACTACATTCACATTTAATGAGAACAGTAACTTTATACAAGTTCCGCCAAGTGTTATTGGAATAAACAAAGTATATCAGTTTGACGACTCACAATCGATGAGTATGTCAAATATGTTTAGTTTCAAATATCAGATGTTCTTAAATGACATTTACTATTTTGGAGCTACCAATTTACTGTCATACTCTATGGCAATGTCGTATCTGGAGACGATGAATTTCCTCCTGAATACACATAAACAAATTAGATTCAATCAGAGACAAGATAGAATGTATCTAGATATTGATTGGAATAATTTAAGAGCGGGAGAGTTCTTGATTATTGATTGTTTCAGAACATTAGATCCCAATGATTCTCCAAGAGTCTTTAATGATTCATTCCTGAAACCATACCTTACCGCATTAATTAAGAGGCAATGGGGTCAGAACTTGATTAAGTTCCAGGGTGTTAAACTTCCTGGTGGTATTGAGTTTAATGGAAGACAATTATACGATGATGCCCAAACAGAAATCGATAGAATCAGAGAGAGCATGTTGAGTACATATGAGATTCCACCCCTTGACCTTATCGGGTGATGATATATGTTAAATCCATTCTTTCTTAACGGCACATCATCTGAACAGAACCTGATTCAGAGTCTCGTCAACGAACAACTAAAGATGTATGGTGTGGAGGTTTTTTATCTCCCTAGACTTTACGCGACTACAAAAACCATCATCAGAGAAGTAATCGAATCTGAATTCAAGAACGCATATCCTCTTGAAGCATATGTTGATAGTTACGAGGGATATGGTGGTCAGGGAACCATTTTATCAAAGTTTGGTATCGAGAATAGAGATGACCTGACACTCGTCATCTCAAGAGAAAGATTTGAAAACTATATTACACCACTAACAAAACAGATCTCAAATATTCAATTGGCTACTAGACCGAAGGAAGGGGATTTGATTTACTTCCCTCTAGGTGACAGACTATTTGAGATCAAGTTTGTAGAACATGAACAACCTTTCTATCAACTCAAGAAGAATTATGTTTATGAACTGAAGTGTGAACTCTACAGATATGAGGATGAGGTTATCGATACTGGAATCGAGACCATTGATGATGAGATTGCACAGATTGGATATATTCAAACACTTAATCTGATTGGTGCTGGAAGAACAGCAACTGCGACAGCTGGTTTCTGTGCGTCAGGTGCAGTCAATAAAATTTTCATATCCAATATGGGTAGAAACTTTAGATCTACTCCCACTGTTGGATTCTCCTCTGCACCAGCTGGTGAAACTACTGCAGCTGGTATAGCATCAGTTTCATATTCATATCCTGGGTGTAAGGGAACAAGTGGTGTAGTCCCTGCAATTCTATTAACTAACACTGGATGTGGATACACAGAACCACCAATGATTACTGTAAATGGTGGTGGTGGAACAGGATTTGCAGCAACTACTGGAATTTCTACTAATGGATCAGTTCAGTCTATTACTGTCACAGATGGTGGTGCTGGTTACACTTCTGCTCCTAAGGTCGCAATAGGAAGTGAACGTGCTAGTGTTGGGTTTGATAGCACAACTGCTCATTTTGATTCTACATCCTTTACCTTCGACAATGGTGCTCAAAGTCTAGAAGAATTTGCTGTTGGTATAGCAACTATCAACTCTTCAGGAATAGTGACAGCCATTTATATTGTCAATGGTGGTAGTGGTTATGACTTTACTCCCGTTGTGTTTATCGATCCACCTAAATCAATATCTGACGGTGCAAATGTTGGTGGTGAGTTTGTATTTAATGAAGTGGTCACCGGATCAACTAGTGGAACTACAGCACGAGTTAAGGAATGGAATACGGTAACGGATACAATGGAGGTTGGTGTTATAGATGGAACATTTATTAAGGGAGAGTTCTTGACTGGATCAACCTCAGGTGCAAAGTATGTAATTGGTAGTGCAAATGAGGATGATTTGGTCACACCCTTTGCTGATAATGATACAATTGAGATAGCGGCAGATAAGATTATCGACTTCTCATCCAGTAATCCATTTGGAATGCCCTGATTTAAAACTGTTAAATAGAGGTGTAACAGTGTAAAATAATGTTTGAGTATTTTTACAACGAGATTTTTAGATCCGTAATCATTGGTTTCGGTTCCCTTTTTAATGGAATTCAAATCAAGAAGAAAGATGAGGGTGGTGATGATTTTAGTGTCATCAAAGTTCCTCTTGCTTATGGACCTACACAAAAATTTCTTGCAAGGTTGCAACAAAACCCTGATTTGAATCATCCTACTCAAATGACCCTTCCTCGGATGTCATTTGAATTTACAAATCTTGCGTATGATCCAACCAGGAAGTCAACCAAGACTCAAAGTATGGTCATCACTAACGTAAATGGTGAAGAGGAGAGAAAAACATTTTTACCTGTTCCATATAATATGACTATTGTCCTTTCAGTTTATACAAAACTGAATGACGACATGCTACAAATTACAGAACAGATTGTTCCCTATTTTCAACCAGGATATACCATTCCAATTAAATTTTTAGGGGACTATGAGGAAGTTGTCAATACTCCCGTTGTTCTTGAAAACATTGATATGACTGATGAATATGAGGGTAACTTCGATACAAGAAGAGCACTCATCTATACATTCACATTTACAGCAAAAACAATGCTGTTCGGACCACTCACCGATGTAAGCAAGGATATCGTCAAGAAGGTTACTATTGGTTATGTTGCTGGATCCAGGTCGAACAAATACGAAAGAGATATCACATATCAGGCCACACCCAGAGCGATTAAGGACTATGATGGTGTAGTTGCTACTCTTCTTGCAGAGAATGTAGACATGGTTGAAACCGTCATTGATGTTGAGGACGGAACTCAGATTCCAGAAGGATCTTATATCTATATCGATCAAGAGGAGATGTATGTTGAAACTGTCACTGGTAACAAGATCCTCGTAAGAAGGGCACAGGATAAATCCCCGATTCAAAATCATGTATTAGGATCTAAAGTCTTTACAATCAATCAGGCAGATAATGTTAAGATTGAGGTAGGTGATGACTTTGGATTTGACGGGAACGTGTTCTGAGGTTAAATTATGGATA